TGCAATGAGCTGTCGTTGAGCGGTTCCTCGGCGTCAGGCCTTGGAGCCCTGGCGTCAGACTTCGTTGGAGGCCTGGCGTCAGACTTTTTCTGCGTCAAGAACGCGCGTAGAGTCGAGGTGTGGCGCGGTGGTTTAGGCTCAGCATGAGCTGGTGCCGACCCTTTCGGTTGCCGGTGCCTAAAAGCTGCGGCCGTGCTCCGTTTCCACACCCCGCTCATCGAACCGGACGTGCAGTAGGGTAGGCGGCTGGCGAGGTACGGCTTGTGCCGGGGTTTGTGAGCCCGTGATGCGTCGGCAGTGACGGGCAACCGGCTGCGTCCTTTTCCATCCGCCCCCCTCAGAACCGCTCGTGAGTCTTTCGATCTCAAGCGGCTCGCCAGTGGTCTATGCGTTGAACGGGTGCCGCTTCGGTCGTTCTCGATGAATCGCCTCGTGGCACCTTTGACAGACGACCAGGGTCTTGCGGCGGCGGGCCGCCATGATCTTGATCCACGGCGGCTTCTCCCCCTGTCCTGGCCGGTTCAGGTCAGCCAACTTGTGGACGTGGTGGACCTGACAGCGTCCCTCGGTGCCGCACAGTTCGCATTTCTGAGCCAGAAGGCGTTGCACCACCTCGCTGCGAGCACCGTAGACCTCCTTGGGGTGATCGTCGAGGATGGCGTGCTTCTGCCAGCGAAGCTCGATGCCCCCGAAGCGTGCGACCAGTGGCTTCTTCTTCGGACCGCGATCAACGATTACCTCCAGCACCTTTTGCGTGCCGTGAGGGACTTCCACCGTCTTCCGGTACTTCCGGTAGATCCGCTTGACGGAGGTCTTGAACTTGTCCGCCAGCGTATGGACCAGCGAAAGTTCCATCACGCGATGGAATCGCCAGAGGCGATGGACGTTGAAGGCCAAGAGGTAGTACTGGACGAGGCCCCGATATTCCGCCTGGTACTGGGTCATGATGCTGAAATCCGTGTCATGAAGCCGAGCGGCCAGCCGACTCGGTTTGCCTCGCCGCATGTATCGGGAGCATTTCGCTCGGATGACATCCACGGGGACCTTCAGCCCCGGTGCGCCATTGACGCAGCGACGGCCGCGATGGTCGTGCTTCTCGTCGGCGTCCAGGGTAACGATCTCGTAGCCGAGGAATCGTGCCGCCTCCGTTCGCGCACGAGTGATCAGCGTCTTCTCTCGAGAGAGTTCGAGCTTGAGTGAGTCGCGCAGGAACCCTTCCAGTTGAAGTCGGATCCGTTCGGCTTCCTCCCGGGGTCCACTGAAGCCGAGCAGGAAGTCATCCGCATACCGGACATACCACAAGCGTCGGAATTCGGGGTCGTTGGGATCACGCGAGGGCATCCGCTGGGCCTGGCGACGTAACCGCCATGCCTCGTCGGTTTGCCCGGCGTCCATCTTCCTCCGAGCGGCGTTGAGCAGGGCCATGTATGGCGGGGAGGGCTTCCGTCGTTCTTCGTGGTTATGTTCTGGAATCAACATCGTCTCGACGAACTGATCTAACTTGTCGAGGTAGATGTTGGACAGGATTGGGCTGGCCACACCGCCTTGCGGGGAGCCGCTCAGCGTCGCGTGGTATTTCCAATCTTCCAAGTAACCCGCGTCGAGCAAGTTGGCGAGCAACCGCAGGAAGCGTTGATCGTGGAGTTTCTCACTCAAGATCGACAGCAACACCGGGTGGTCGATGCGGTCGAAACATTGAGATATGTCACCCTCGATGAACCACTTGACCCCTCTCCAGTGCTGGGTGATGTCTCCCAGGGCGGTGTGGCAACCTCGACCGGGACGGAACCCGTGGGAATGTGGGCTGAACTGGGGCTCGTAGTAGGCGTTCAGTAGCGATCGCACCACTTCTTGCAGCAGTTTGTCCGACCATGTGGGTAACCCGAGCGGGCGGTATTTCCCCGATTTCTTGGGGATATACGTTCGTCGGACTGGAGTCCAGCGATAGCGTTCATGGCGGAGCGCGTCGATGATCGCGTCGATTTTCTCCAGAGACATGGCATCCACGGTTTCCGACGTCGAGCCGGGGGTCATCGCACCGTCATTGCGGTAGATTCGCCCGTAGGCGCGCAGGAACAGGTCGCGGTTGAAGAGTTGGCGATAGATGTCTTCCAGCGGCAGCCTTCGTCTGCCACGTTCGCTGATGATTCCCAGGACCGTTTCGGCGTTTCGCATCTCGCGTACCTTGACGTCTGGGTCGTCAGACCACCTGTCTCCCTTCGCCATGTGGTGGGCTTTCCCCACCCCGGACTACTACGGAGACTCCGTGACCATGGGGCTCGCGCCCGTTAGGCCATCCCACGTTCCGTTGGTGTTGAACGTATCGAGCGCGACGTAGGCGTCCCGTTCATCCCCTTCAATGAAGTCGTTCCTCATCGCCTTGCCAGTCGGAGGTGGCCGCCCGCAAAACCGAACGGGTGACCCCTGGTAGCGCTGCGTTTCAGACGCTGTAGCAGCGAGTGTGCGGTTACACCGCTGGGGATTGGGATTCAGGCAATCCAGCTTTCGCCCTATCACGCGGGTCTTGCGGGACGGCACCTTCAGCGTCTTCCAGTGGCTCCCGCTTTTCGGGCATGCTGTTGTCCCCTCTGGCTTTCGCCTTCAGGTAAACCCGATGACCCAGGAACATTCCTCCGAGTTCCTCCTGACTGCGTCAGGGATTCAACACCGCGTTCCGCGGCACACGGCTTTCTCGCATCCGGCTCTCGGACAGAACGCGTCACTCCCTTCGCTCACGTGCGGGCTGCGACGAGTTGCCTTCGGAGTGCCACCAGTCCCAGGTCCTGGTACAGGTGGCGGCCCGGAAACCGTGTGTATCCCGGCTTGGGCTCCTTGTGCTTCTCGCAGAGCCAACGGCGGAGCCGGTTTTCCGTGTGATAGTTGATCACTTGGTAAGCCCGGCTCACGGCACCGTGGGAGAAATAGTTCCGCCAGCCCGTCAGTTTCCTGTTCAGGCGGCGGACCTGATCCTCCACGGGCAGCAGCGCCCAGCGGCGACTGGTCAACTCGCTGATCTCCCGGCAAAGCCGTTGGATCTTCTTCTTGGACGGCCGTGCCCCGACATAGGCGCGGCCCGTCCGGCGGTTGAAGCAGCGACCGAAGGTGTACCCCAGAAAGTCAAACGTCTCGTCGGGAACCCGGCACGTCTTCGTCTTGGTCTCGTGGACCGTCAACCTGAGCTTCGACATCATCGCCTGCATCCGTTCCCTCGCCTCGGCGGCGGTGGACCGGCAGCAGATCACAAAGTCGTCCGCGTAGTTGACGATCCGCGTCGCCAGCTTCTGATCGTGACCGGCTCGTTTCCAGCCTAGGATGAACCGTCGCATGTAGATATTCGCTAATAACGGGGAAATCGGAGACCCTTGTGGGGTCCCTCTTCCCTCGTCCTTGTTGCGGGTCGTGCGCCGACGATGACCACGATCGTCGAGCTCTTCCACCGGCGTTTCCAGCCACGTCTCGATCAGCCGCAGCATGCGGCCATCACTGACGCGCCGGGCTACCGAGCGCATGAGTTCGGCGTGCGGGATACTGTCGAAGTACCCGCTCAGGTCCGCGTCGACCACGTCCGTGTACCCCCGTTTCAGCAACCCCTCGACCTGCCTCACGGCGTCCAAGGCGCTGCGGTCCGGGCGGTAGGCGTATTGTTCCTCCTGGAGGTCCGCCTCGAAGATCGGCTCCAGGATCAGCACTGCCGCCATCTGCACCACGCGGTCTCGTAGGCACGGAATCCCCAGCGGCCGTTGCTTGCCATCGCCTTTCGGGATGAACACGCGACGCACCGGCTCAGGGTGATACGTCTGGTTTCGGAGTGCTTCCGCCAGTTCGTCGAGCCACCGCTCCCTGCCATACGTCTCGATGTCGTCGAACGTCTGGCCGTCCACACCCGGCGCGCCGTCGTTGACGCGGCAGCGGGCGTACGCGAATGCCAGGACGTCACGGCGGTACATCTTGTCGTAGAGGGCATAGAAGCGATAGTTCGGCGCGCTCTTCGCTTTCGAGTGCAAGGTGGTCTGAAGTTTCCCAACCGTCGGTGGAGGTGTTAGGCTCATCGCCAATCTCCCGGCTGTCGCCTTCTTGGCACCCTGGGTCCTGAACTGAGGCCCCTTCCCTCCGCCGGAGTTACCCGGTTTCCTCGGTACTGCGAACCTCTCCGCCACCCGTCACGGCCCGGCCTATCCCTCGCGGGTGTCCGGTTGGCGGTCACGCGCCGCCACCGTGGGGGCTTCCCGTGTTGCGTCGGATCTCCGTGTGCACACATGCCGCCTCCTGTACCCCGGCGAGATCGCTGGCTCGGGTCGCTCGTGGGACGGCCTATTCCAACCGTTTCCCTTTCGCCAGCAGCGGCGGCCTTCCCCAGGACATAGATGGGTCGGCTCTCGCGACGAAAGTTTCGGGGCCTCAATGGAGTTCACTGGTGTTGCAGCCTGCGCGCTCGCGGGACCGCCAAGCGGTCCTTTCCATCGAAGGCTTTGACGGCTTCGTTTCCTCCCCCGTCACTCCGATTGCTACCGGCTGGAGCGATCCAGTTGCCGGGCGGGAATTGCACCCGCTGAAGATCCGCGCCTTTGCACGGCGCACTATGTCCCCCATTTTCCTCGGGAATTGCACCCGCTGAA